ATTGCAGATGGCAGGCCATGGCGCGAGTTCTGGGCGCAGGTAGCACCATTCAGCCTGCTGGAACTCGGCAAGATCGGTGGCAAAGACACGCTAGTGCCAGCACTGCCGTACATCAAATCCAGTGGCCGGATGACGCGCAACGTGTCAATTACAGCCCTGTTCAACCAAGGCAACATCCTTGAAGACACTTTCAAGGAGGAGTTCATCGACTATGGCGCTAGCGTTCAGGATGTAGTCATCACGCTGATTTACCGTGACGTCGAGCGCGGCAGCGTCTTCCCCCGCAACAACAGCGTCGAGGTGCGCCGCACTGACACGGACGAAGACAACGCAATACGCGAAAGCATCGACCTCTCTCAATTTGTAACAACACGCGCCCAAGCCGTTCTGCTGGGCAAATACCTTTGCAACATACGCCGTTACAACCGCCGCGCCATTGAATTCATGACGTTTCCAACAGACATCTTCGTGATGCCCGGCAGTTACGTCTACGTCGAAACCAGCAACAATCAATGGGATGGCATCTACACAGGTCGCATCGAGAGCGGCGGTGTGCTCAACGTACCGCTGCAAGTCATCCCTAACGGCACCTACAGCGTCCTCACCTACGGCAGCACTGACGGCACCCGCCCTTTCAAGGAGGTAGTCATTACGGATGGCGCTGCCCCTGCACTCGCCTCACGTACTGGTGACTTGTTCGTGCTCGGGCAAGCGGTGCGCTCTAAGCGGGTGTTTCGCGTGACGGAGGTGACCATGGAAGAAGAAGGCGAAACCACCATCCGCGCCGTGGAGCATCCATGCGACGCCAATGACCAGTCACTCATCGCTGAAGGCATCGCCAGCTACGCTGATGGCATCTTTACCATCGATGGCGACCCCGAGGTCGGCTAGACTTAGCGCATCATGACTGGCACCTAGCAATGGGTTTCTTCACAGGGCGTAGCGGATCGCTCACTTTCGACGGCAAAAATGTCGCCAAAATCCGCGACTGGTCAGTGGAAACCACCGTAGAGCTGCTGCCAACAAACTCAATTGATAGCACCGTCAACACTTTTACGCCTGGCGTTAAAGGCGCCACCGGTAGCGCCACGCTTATGTACTACAGGCTAGAGGCAGGGGAATCCGAAACCAAGACCCAATTTACGGCGCTGCTGTCTAAAATTATGCAGAAAGGCACTATAACAGATGCAGATCGTGTATTCCTAGAGCTAAACGTAGGCGGCGGCTCAGCAGATGACATCAAGATGAACGCCTACATTACCAGCGCCCAAGTATCAGTTAGTACCGGTGAGCTAAGCGTAGTGCCAATCCAATTCACGATGGACGGCGACTTTAATCAAGTAATAGTTTAATGGCAGTATTCCTTGGCAATCACGGCAACGTCCGCTTGCGGCGTGGCATCGATGCGCCTTATGGAATACTGGAAGACCGCATAAAGCCTGATGACGTAAATACAAGCCTCAATCGCCTTAGCTTTGATGGCGCAGTAGACAACCTGCTTACAGGTGACCGCATCGACATCAGCACCGCCGACGCTCGCGGGCTGGTGTGCTTTGCCGCATCAGCATGGTCATCCGCAGCAGTCGAGCCAACCATTTCAGCATACGTGCATGTCAATGCTGTAGGCGGTTTGCGGTTCTTTTATCAGTTTGAAAATGCCGTCAACAATAACCGCGCAGCAGAGATCAGCCTTGCAGCGTTCGCAGGCGCTGCGCTAGAAATTTCTGTCCGAGTGCGCGACGGAGCGTTTAACGTGCTCGGTAACGTAACCAGCTACACGCTCAACACCAGCCGCGAAACCATCGACACCACAAGCCTATCTGATAAGTTTCAAAAGCAATACTCGGCGGGCAACATAAGTGGCAGCGGCTCTATTGATTGCTTGTTCGACTACACGTCAACAGGCATCAAAGAGACGCCGCTTTTGATGCTGCAACTCATACACCGAGTTGACATCGGCAGCGAGTTCGACCTGGCGCTTTACCTAGTAGACAAGGAACTAAACCAGTCACTCACCAATGTCTTCTATGAAATGCAAGCAATGGTTACGCAAACCGGCGTAACCGTAAATGCTGACAGCGCCATCACATGTACGATAGACTTTGTAACGACTGGCGAAATCCGCCTGCTTGTTGGCGAGCCTGCCGGCTACGTCCTCAAAGAAGACGATGACCGCATTGAAATTGAACAGTCCCTTGACTTCCTGCTTAAGGAAACAGAGGACTAAACTGTCCATAGCACGGAGTTGAACCTTGGCTGACCAGCGAATAACCCAGCTCCCATCCCTGCCTAAGGCAGGCGTGGCCGCCACGGATGTGCTGCCCATTGCGGACATCTCCGCCAGCCAAACCAAGAAGGTCACCGCCAAGGATCTGGTTGATGCCGGACTGGATCTGATTGATGTCAGCAGCATCGACCTCGACAAGCTGGACCAAGCCAGCGTCACCAAGCTGGGCACCACGGCGCTAGCAGACGATGCGGTTACGGCAGCAAAGCTGGCACACGACAGCTCCATCGCAGTGCAGACTACTGCCCCGAGCACGGACAACTTTGAAGGGCGCGGCTACTTCAACAGCACCAGTGGCAATCTACAGGTCTTTAATGGCAGCGCATACCAACAAGTAATTGTCCCCACTGCTGGCATTGGTGATCTACAGGTATCAACCGGCAAGCTAGCTGATGGCGCTGTCACCACTGCCAAGGTAACCGCACTCGGCACCGCCGCCTACGCCGATAGCAGCGTCACCACGGCAAAGATTGCAGATGGCGCAGTCACCGGCGCAAAGATCGCCAACGATACCATTACAGCCACGCAGGTGGCGCCAAACGCCATCGGCGCTAGCGAGCTGGCTGATAACGCAGTAGACACGGCGGCCATTGTTGACCTTGCAGTTACCGCAGCCAAGCTAGGCGATGGCGCAGTCACCACCGCCAAGTTAGGCGACCTTGCAGTTACCGACGCCAAGATCGCTGCAGCCACCATCACCTATGGCAAGCTCAACCTTGCTGATGGCGCAGTTCCTGGCGGCAAGCTAACCGACGCCACCGTGACCGGTGCCAAGCTCGCTGCCAGCGCAGTCGGCACTGCTGCCGTCGCTGACGCCGCCATTACAACCGCCAAGGTGGCCGATAGCGCCATCACCACTGCCAAGGTGGCTGACGCTGCCATCACCACCGCCAAGGTAGACGCGGCCGGCCTTGCCGCCGCTGCCATTGCTACTGATGCCATTACAACTGCCAAGGTGCTTGATGGTGCAATTACCGCCGCAAAATTAGCGGATGACAGTGCCACCATCGTCCAAGCAGGCACGCCAGTAGGCAGCGGTGACTTTGAAGGGCAGCAATGGTTTGACACCAACACCAGCGTTCAATACGTCTGGGATAGCACTGCATGGATTAGGCAGGCAGCCCTTAATGTTATCAATTTCACTGATACCACTCCAATTGCGTTTGCTATTGCGTACCCAGACAACCACACTGCTAATGTCACCACCACTCTTGATACGCAAGTAGCTAATACCGCATTCCTTGGCCCTGCAACTGGCGCTGACACGGCACCAACGTTTCGCGCAATTGTACCTGATGACTTGCCTGATGCGACTGCAACAACCAAAGGCGTCATCCAACCTGGCACCGGTCTCGCCGTCAATGGTGGCACGCTAAATCACAGCAACAGCGTTGAGGCAGGCACCTACACCAAGGTGACAGTTGATGCCCAAGGTCACACTAGCGCCGGCGCATTGCTAGAAGCAGCAGACGTTCCCGACATTGACGCCGCCAAAATTACTACAGGTGAACTGCCAACAGATCGCATTGCTGATGATGCGGTCACAATTGACAAGCTGGCAGATTACAGCACCGCATCCCTAGGCGAAACATTCCCAACGCCAGCTAGCTTCATCGGCCAGCTACACCTAAACCCACTAGATAAGTCCTTCTACATGTGGGACGGCAACGTCTGGGTGCCAATTGGCATCTCAGCGGGACAAATTGTTTTTGCCGGTACATTTGACGCAAGCGATCCAGCAAACAGAGGTAAAGTTGCAAGCGTCACGCCTGAGGGCGCGGCGGCAGGTTTTACCGTTGGTAGCGCCTTGCCCGCATCATCACTGACCAACAATAGGCATTATTTAGTTGTTAGCGAAGGCGGCACAGTTAATACTGGTAACGCGCCGCATGTAACATTAGCACCGCCTGATCTTATCCTTTCTGTTTATAGTACCACTGACCCTGCCTGGGTGGAAATAGACGTATCATCTGGCGCTGGCGCTATTGCTGCATCACAAGTTAGTTTTGCCCCTGCCGGGCAGATTGCTGCAACCACAGTTCAAGCTGCAGTTGAAGAGGTCAGCACTGAATGCCGCAACGCAACCAACATAACCAGCGGCACCCTTGCAGTGGCACGTGGCGGCACCAACCTCGCCAGCTACACCAAAGGCGACATCATTGCTGCCAGCGCAGCTACCACGCTCGCAAAGCGCACAGTCGGTACTAACGGCCAAGTGCTGACCGCTGACAGCGCCCAATCCACTGGCTTGAATTGGACCACGCCAACGACCGGCACTGTCACCACGGTTTCCAGCTCCACTGCGGCCCTGACGGTCGCCACCGCCACTACAACGCCGGCACTGACGGTGCGCTCCGCCACTACCAGCGTCAACGGCATCGTCCAGCTCAGCAATAGCACGAGCACGACCAGCAGCGTGCTGGCCGCCACACCCACCGCTGTCAAGAGCGCCTATGACCTAGCTGCACTGGCGCTACCCAAGGCCGGTGGTGTCATTACTGGCGCACTGGAAATTGGCAATTCGGGCAGCCTGGTGTTTGAAGGCAGCACCAACGACGGCAATGAAACAACTTTAACGGTTGCAGATCCGACAGCCGACCGCACCATTACGTTGCCCAATGTAACGGGCACTGTCGTCACCACGGGCGATAGCGGCACTGTCACGAGCGCGATGATTGCGAATAGCACCATCGTCAATGCTGATATAAGTGCCAGCGCTGCCATTGCCGACACCAAACTTGCCACCATCTCCACTGCTGGCAAGGTAAGTGGCACGGCAATTACAAGCGGGACTATTGAGACAACTGGAAGTTTCGGGATAACCAACGGAGCGCCTACCATTCGTCTTACGGAAAGTGACGGCACTGCCACGCATAGCCAGACTGCGTTTACAAGGAACAATGATCAATTTTCAATTCTAACCAGAAGCAGCACGGGCGTACCCCTCTCCAGCGACTATCTCATCCCCGCCGACGCATCCGGCGCCACCGACCACATTTGGCGCATTGCAGACACGGAAAAAGCACGCCTAGACAGCTCTGGCCTCCAGATTGTTGACAACTTATACGTCAGCGACAAGATCATCCACGCTGGCGACACCGACACTGCCATTAGATTCCCGGCGGGAAATACGGTTGCGGTTGAGACTGGTGGTACGGAAGCAATGCGCATCGACTCCGGCGGCAGGCTCTTAGTTGGTATGCCTACTTCACGGCAAAGTCGACTTGGGGCAAGCGCTTATCAGACGCAATTTCAACTTGAATCAAACGCTACTCAGACAGGCTTAGCAGCTTCTAGGTTTAATGATGCCGCTGGCGGTTCGTTTTTTAATTTACAAAAAGGGCGGGGAACTATTGCATCGCCTGCCGCTGTTATTGCTAACGACACAACGGGAACCATTGTATTTTCTGGATGGGATGGCGCAGCATTTACTAACTCAGCGCTCATCAAATCAGAAGTAGACGGCACTCCAGGCCCTGACGACATGCCAGGGCGCCTGGTGTTCTTCACTACGGCAGATGGCGACGCAGGTTCGACGGAAGCAATGCGGATTAATAGTGCGCAAGAACTGTTGATTGGTTACACCGCTGACAATGGCGCCTATAAGCTCCAGGTGAATAGCCAAATCTTTGCTACCAGTGCCACTGTCGCCACTTCTGATGGGCGTTATAAAGAAAATGTTGCCACACTTAATGGGTGCATTGACCTTGTCAACGCCTTGCGGCCAGTTTCCTTTGACTGGAAGCCCCAGCAAGACATCACGCGCATTGACGAAAATGGCAACAGCGTTTTGGTGCGGGAAGGGCACAACTTCCCCGATGGCAAGCAAGTTGGCTTCATTGCGCAAGAAGTGCAGGAAGTGCTTACTGATAAGCCATGGCTAGGCAGTGTCATTAAACAAAACGTGCGTCCTGCTATAGAAGACGCCGATGGCAACGAACTGGCGCCAGAAGAGGAGTTCTTTGGCATTGCAGAGGGCAATTTAACGGCAGTGCTCACCGCCGCTTTGCAAGAAGCCATCGCCAAAATCAACGCCCTTGAAGCCCGCGTCGCTGCATTGGAGCTAAACTGCTAATGCAGCACCTCCGGCCATGATCGAAGTTTTAGCGGCCGTGGCCGGAGCCAGCATCTCCGTAGCAGCGATAGGCGCTTTCGGGATCGGCAAACGCAACGATGAAGCGCGTGATGCCGTCATCCGCCTTACCTCCGCCGTCGAACACATCGCTCTGCAACTTGAGGTCATGCACGCCGACATCAAGGACGACCGCCGCGAGACCTTCAAGCGCCTTAACGAGGTGGAGCAACGGGTGTCTAAGCTAGAGGCACACCCACACCCGTAACCGTGGAATTTCTTTCTCACCCTGCATTTTGGGTAATTCTGGCAGCCGTCAGCGAGCTGATCGGCATGTCCAAGCTGAAGAGCAACAGCATCATCCAGCTTATCCTCCAAGCCCTGTACGCCATCAAGCCGGGAAAGCGTTAATCCCACCGGACAGCCGCTGGCTGCTGCGATTCAGCACTCGATCACCGGGTGAGGAGCTGCAGCGGCT